CTGAAGACATCTGCCTGATCCAACACAAAGTACATGTCGTAGATCGAACCAGCGGTATTCTTCCTGATGTTGCGCTTAAGCGTGTTCAGGGTATTGGTCGTGTTTGTCAGGGTTTCCGTAGCCGTGGCTAGGGTCTTGGTTCGGATCTTGGTCGCCTTGTTCGCGACATTTCCGATCTCGTCCGCAACATTCTTGGACTTGCCGACAAGGTAATACGAACCCAACGGAAGAGCGGAGGTAAACTGAACATAATCGCCATCTCCAGTGATCTTTGCAGTTACCTTGGTCTGACCAGTACCAACCGATGTCGAGTTTCCTACGATCTTGATGACTGTTCCGCGAGTCATGGCAGTTCCAGACTCATAGACGACATAGTATCCATCCGTATCATCAAGTGCTATGTCGTTTCCAGTTGGAACAAATCCATCATGGAAGCACCAGTTGAAGTCTATTCCCTGTGCAAGAGCAACCGAGGGATATGGGGTGGCAGCATCGACCACGAATCCACGGAACACATTGTGGATATACGAGACCTGCTCCACGCTCTTGATCATGGTGGTCGGAGTATTCGAATTGATCGAATAGATGAGTTCCTGACTTGTGATGTCATTGAACTTGGGCAAGCGAGATGTGCTTGTTGGATTCGATTCCTTGTACAGAGTGATCTTGTTCAGCAACTTCTCGGAAACATTCGTTTCGTTGGAGAAGAGGTATAGGTTGAGATCTCCCGTCATGTCGCCAGTTGGATTGAAATACTGCACATTGGAGAGATATGCCTTGAACTGCATCGTGGTTCCCTGTGTGGAGAACTGATCGTCGTTTGGCTCAAGTCCGACGAGCAATGCGGAGAATACGCAACCCGAAAGACCGCTGATGTTGGTATCCGTTAGAGGAGCGGTGTTTCCATAGACCCAATAAGCAAGGGTCTTCTCTCCTGCACTGCCACGAACCGAAGAGAACAGGGAGTTGAATCTTTCTCCTGCCGACTCTGGACTATACTGTCCGATGATGTAGTTGCCGAAATAGTTGTCTATCGCGGCATCCTCATACACTGCGGTGGTCCTGGCGGTGGAAACCTCGACTATGTCCTTGAACTTAGTCTCGTATTCGTAGCCAAAGACATATGCCTTGCCGGAACCGACATCGGCATAGAACTTCGTGGCATCTCCGTCTCGGAAGGAGATATCGAATGGCTTCACGATGTAGTTTCCGCTTTCATCATATGTCCGCTGTGCAAACAACTTGATGAGTTCGGAATACTGGGTCTTGTCCACCTTCTTGAGAATCTCTCCGTCGAGATAGGTGACGAGTTCGATGAAATCCGATCCTGCCGTGTCCTCAAGGAACTTCAGGACAAGATCTATCTTGTAGCGATGTGCGCCGGGTGCATTGTAGTTGTAGGAGCCGTTTGCGGGATCCTTGATGCTGTAATCGTCCTTTTCAGTAACGATGGTTGACTGAACATCAAAACCCATGATTCCCGTGGGAGTAACGAAATCGCGGATCTCATCGCTTACGGTGAATGCTGGCTCCAACTGATCATCGGTCTTTACGAAGAAACCATTGATGTAGTAGATTCCCTCGCTTGTGGCGACTATGCGACATTTTCCTACAGGAGGAACCGTGCTGCTCGTCGGAGATACCTTGAGTTGCATGGTCTTGTCGGGATTGTCCGATTCAAGAGTTGCACTTGCCGTGAACTGAGTTCCCGACATGTATGAAATGACTGCCACCCCATACGGATCTGCGTCGCTGTAGGATGGAATATAATCCACGACCTTAGCCTTGGACAACACGCTTCCATCAACATCTCGCTGAATGAGGTTGTAGCCAACCAGATCGGAAGATGCCAATGTGAAGATCGGAGATGTCTGTGTCTGAGGAAGAACGCGAACAAAGTTCAATGTCTGCGTGGATATCTCGCCACCGATGATCCTGCTTCCATCTTTGAAGACATGGTTGCCGAATCTCTCAATCTGATTCTGCAAAACAGTCTGTAGTTGGGTGAGTTCCCTGGATTGAACCGCATAGCCTGGACGGAAGAGCATTCGGAGGAACTTCTTGTCCTCATTGAAGTCGTCATAGTAGGGGTTTACATTGAAAAGGGTAGGATCGTAAGAAGGCATCTAATCTTGCTCCTAGAAACCAATCACAATCTTGAACTCTTCAGATTGCTCGATATTTCTGTCTATTGGTCGTACATTTTCTATGTATAACAAATCTCCAGAACCTACTTCAATGTCTGGATTGTAGATGGTGTTGACCGTGGTCGTTGTAAGCGGGAAATCAAGAACCAAACCATATGGCTGATATCTTAGTTGATCGGTTGTGTTGAAGGTTCCCGTCAGGTTGCTCAGATGAAGCATACCTGTAAGACCAGAACCACCATCAACCACGAAATCGACAACCTTGGCAGTTGTCTTCTTGAGAGTAGTGGAGTCGGTCTGTGAGATGGTTCCATCAAGAGGACTGGATCCAAGAAGAACCTTATCCGTGAAGTTTCCTGATGAAGATACTATCTTCATCTTGGTGATCGCACTATATTCTCCAAGATTCTCTACAACCGTGGGAACAAATGAAGTCGATGCCAGGCGACCGAACACTTCATCGCCACCAAAGGTGATGAACTGACTGCTACCTGTGAAACCAAGGGAAACCTGACCGAGCAGTTCTCCGAAATCATCATCTACCTCAAGAACATTGGCAGCGGTGAGTGTGGTTCCTGCGACAAACGAGATGTTCTTCCCGCTGGTGAATGCACCATAAGTGGTTTCAACCACGAAATTCCTGTCCGAACTGTTCACCGACAGGATGGTTCCATATGCAGAGAGAGTCCATCCATCCAGTGCTTGGAACTGAGTAGCCACATCTCCTGTCGCAAAGGTTCCTGTGAATCCGCTTGCATAGTAGATGCGGGTATTGATTGATGCATCTTCGGCAAACCTGAAGTTTCCAACGACATCGGTCAGATAGAGACGATGGAATCGTGAGCCTGGAATGATCTCGTTGTCGAGTATTCTTGCAGTAGCCCTGGTTTCCTTGCCGATGATGTAGTTTCCTGGAACAAATGTGGAAAGGGAATACTGATCGCTCTTGGTAGGCTGCTTCTTGATCAATGCCTTGAGCGATATCTCCTCTTCCGCACCCGCAAGCGTGATTCCGCCGTAGAGATATGGACTCTTGATGATTCCAAACTGACGGTAGTCATTGCGGGTGGATATCTTTCCACCTTCGGTCCCATCGACTTCGGTGACCATCATCATATCTGCGGCACCAAACTCCCTTATCGCATCCGCACCATGTCCCCGTGGAGTGGACAGACTTGTCGATATCGAAGCATTGAGCAATGCTATGCTGGCAGACAATCCGGCACTTGTGCTTTCGGAGACTATCCTCGGCTGTGCATATGTGTAATAGTATCCAGGATTGACGAGTGACAGCGATGCTATCTTCTTTGCATTCGATGTATTCGGTATGACCACGGCATTAATACCATCGCCATCCACCGCGATGTATGGGACGATCTTGAACTTGGATGCAAGATCGGCACCAACTTCTGGCGTGACGATGTCTCTGGACAGGTTGGGGTAGACATTGGCATAGAAATAACTTCCTCCAGCCCCGCCACCCTTCTTGAAGTCGATGATCCTGAAGTACTGACCGATGCCCGGTCCCTTGGTCACATATATCGCATAGTTGTTCCAGAATCCATTTGCCGGATTCGATTGCTCTCCTACGACATCGAAAGAGACATAGGAAGATCCCTTCACATTAGCCGCTACGCCAAGATCGGCAAGCATGGCTGCATTGTTGTTTGCGAAGAATCTGTCCGTCCTATAGACCTTATCGAAGGTTGGACTCAAGGTGGCATTGATCGTGACGGTATCGATGGAACCCGGCAAAGCAGAATCCTGAACCTGCTTCTGTTCGGGGAAGTTCTCATCTCCGATGAACACGGGAATGTAGTCGAGTGTAAGATGTCCGAGATAGTCTTCGGGAACTGTATAGATGTATTTCCACTTGTATCCGTCTCCAAGACTGATCACATCGGCAGATTTTCCCGTCGGCATGATCTCAGATGCACCATTGCTCTTCATGCACTTGTAGACATTGTAGTCACTCGTCATGGCATAGTAGTTCTCTCCCGCCATGTCGGTGGTTTCTGAATATGCAGTATAAACGGTTCCATATGTCCAGTCGATCCTTGGAACTACTAGTTTCAGGTTCTCTGGTCTGATGCGCTTAAGGAAGAGCATGTTCCTCTGAGTATCATACACATTTCGCGACGATTCACCTATGGATGGAATCGTGGTATCGCTCTCAACTACTGTAGTGGTAGTGGCATTGTCCTCGTATGGAATAGCCCTGCTGACGAAGAGATAGTATTCGTTGCTGTTCGAAATGCCATTCTGGATCATTTCGATCAGGTCGGTCTTGAGCATTGTCTTTAGAGCGTTGTTTGCCATATTAGAAGTTCGGTGATACTAGGGTTGTGCTTTCAATCAGACCATATTCATTCGCAGGACCAGTGGTGCCGACATAGGATGTTCCGCTTGGATTAGAGTGGAAGTGGTTTCCTATCGGCATCCTGAAGAATGGATTCAGAGCCACAGAGCCGAAGGATGCTCCTGCACCTGTCTTGCCATTCCAGACTCCCGTGAGACCCTTTATGCCACGGGTGTTTGGATGGTGATAGACTTTCCAATATGAATAACTGAGTCCCTTCGCTTCTATGTATCCCTCTACGCTGCCGCTTGCACCGAGGGGTAGCCCCTGCGTATCGTGGGTAGTACCATCGGATTCGGGAACTATTCCGACTCCATAGCGGACGCGATCTATGGTTGCCGTGAAGCCACCCGACTGAGAATACATTCTGAAAGTGACTCCCTCAAGGAATCCCGCACCAGTGATTGAAGCGGATGCCGTATAGAAGTCTAAGCCTCTCAGCAGAAGTACACCATATGTTCCGCCATCGTTGAGTATGTTGAACTCAAAGACTCCTGCGGATATTCCGTTTCCACATGCACCCGATGCACCGATGCTCGTCCATGTGGTTCCTGCCACGAAGGTGAAGCCAACTGGCTTGACGAACAACTTTCCGCCCGTCAGTCCGTAGTTCTGGAAGGAACTGAATGTATTTCCCCTTGGGTTGAAACCATTCGGATATTTTGTCGCTAGATCTGCGGTGGTTCCCATTCGATATGGAGTATAGTGACCGATGTACGGATTCTCGTATCTCTGCATCTCGGAATGGAACGGGAGCGAGTCGATGATGTTCCTCTTGATGAGGATCTCTCCGAACATCTTGAAGCCAGCGGGATGCACAAGTTTCTTGTACATCTCCTTGTATTTGGACAGGGATATCTCGCTACGAAGGGCATACGAGAAATCCTGATAGTAGTCTCCATCGAAGAGTTTCTTGCTGGAACTCAACTTGCCGTTGTTGTTGGCATAATATCCTGCATAGTTGGTCAATGCGCCGATGACAGGACGGAGTTCCGCAGTTCCATCTCCGCTATTGGATACGACAGTCGTTATGAAATCATCGACATAGTCAACGCCAGAGTCGAGGATCTTCACCGACTTTATGGTTCCCTTGACATCGGTAAGTTCAAGTGCAGTCGAAAGACCAACTCCATTGCCAACTCCAGCAGCATAGATGTAATCGGTCTTTCCGTATCCATATCCGCCATTTACCACTTCAATGGAACTAACGACGGGATATACGAGTTCCTCTATGGTTCCTGTGGGAAGATTGCAGTACAGAGGCTGGTTTTCCGAGAATGTCCCGAATGGATTCTTGACGAATATCTCGGTCACATCATAGTAGTTCTTGGTGTACTGAATCACCTCGGTGGCAGTGGCATATGCAATCACATTTCCCGTTATCTGATCTATCTGATAGACCTGATTTCCTGCGATTGCATAGTTTGCAGTACCACCATCGCTTGTAGTCTTGATCGATGTCCGCTCTATCCATTTTCCATGCGAGCATTTCAGAATCTCTTCGCCCGGATACTTCACTTCCGATGCGACATTGTAGATCAGGCGGAAGAGGAAGCGGTATGCCTTCTCAGTTCCCTTTGCCCCATAGAAGTTCCGTGCATTCTTGAGGAAGTTAGCCTCGCTGACCACATTGCCATTTGAATCCACCGCGAGTTGCACGGGGAAGTTCTGTAGGTACATCGCACGGAAATCCTGCGTGAAGAATACGAAGGTTCTGTCGATGTCCGTGAGTTCCGTGAATGCATCGATGATTCCGAATGCATTCTGATACTGCTCCATCCATTCGTAATAGACCTCAACGAACCTTCGGAATGTCTCATGGTCGCTGTTGACGAAGTCGGGAACCTGATCCACGATCAGGTTGCTCGGACCAAATCTCTTCAATATGCGAGGAGATTCCTCAGACAACTGAAGTGTCTGTATCTCGGGAGTTCCCCCGCTACCCGTGAAGAGAACTGGAAGAGTAGCCATGCTTATGCCTTCCTAGAAGAAGCGTCCTGTAGGGTCACCGTGATGGATTCGGCAATCGTTGGATCTATCAGGAGAACTTGATTCCTCTTTGGAAGGATGTCGAACCTTTGGTCTGGAATGACGATGAACTTGATGTATGGCTGTCCAACAGTTCCCGTTGGTGCGAATCCGATCAGATTCACCTTTCCAGTCTGATAGTCTATCTTTCCGACATTTGCCTTGACGAGGGTCTTCGTGCTTCCGATCATCGTATAGATGGACAACTTGCTATATCCATTGTCCTCAATGAAGCAGTCCTTGGTGTTGTTGTCGGCATCTCGGTATTGGAACACCGATGTGGATACGATTGGAGTATATCCATCGAATGGATGGACAAGTGCAATCCCGAAGTCGAGCGAGTAGTTGTTGACTCCATACTGCGGGATTATCTGCTTGAGCAAGCGTGTGTTCACCCTGCTGCTCACGATGGAGTTGCTCGACACCTCTATCTGACGGGAAAGCAGCGAATAGCGGAATGCTGCCCCGAATACCTGTAGATTGAGATCCGAATATGTACCGATTCCCGACACCACCGAATCCTTGATTGCTGCCTCGCTGCTGAATGCGCGGGTGGAATCGTATGTCACGAAGCAATCGACCAGAACATATGTGTAGTCAACATCGACAATATCCACATTGACCGTGACTATCTTCTTCTTGTCGAGTATGTTCTTCTTCAGGCTTTCCTTCTGTGCATCGCTCAACACGAATGAGTTCTTGGGAAGAATGGAGATGTAGACCTTGCCGTATTCAGGAGGATCGCTCTCCTCTCCACCCCATACCCGAACCGATTCGGCATCGGGATACTCGCGGAGAATGATGCTCTCATAGTCGTATACGGTTACCGTCCTGTCCTGCGACTGATAGTACTTTGGGGCAGCATACTTGATCTTTAGGTTGCTGTCTCGCTCTGCTCCACCCGAAGACGCGGCGATGGTCGTTACCGTGGCATCAAAGTCATTTCCTTGGATTCCCCCGAACGAGAAGGAAGATGTCGTGGTATCCCTGTTTCCTATTCCATTGGCAGCGACACCCTCGGTCTGGAAATACATGACTACGATGTAGTTGCCCTTTTCAGGAGTTGCTCCCAGTATTCCATCACCAAACGAAACTTCATATCTTCCACGATAGTTCTCGTTGACGAAGTAGACCTTGCTGGTGGAATCGAGTTCAAGATAGTCGGTGTTCTCGACCCAGTTGACATCGGCATTGGTGAAATCGGATGGAGACCTCATCACATAGATGCGAAGTATGTCCTTATCGATGCCGTCGCTGGGGATCTCTATCTTCGTTGCATTGCTGTCGGGATCGTATATGAAGGATACGCTCCTATACTTGCCCTGATGCAGTTCGATGTTCTCGCACATGTATGGTTCGGATGTGCGGTCGATCTCAAACGACTGTATGGTGCTGAAAGTATACTCCGTGCCATCCTTGGATCCCGTGAAGACAGTTCCTTCGGGGAGAACGGACGGAACGCCGCTTGTAGTTCCGAACTGCAAGGACACGGTGGCAGTTGCCGCGTTCTTCGAATTCGGTACATATCCCAGGTTCTTTGCAAGGGAGACTATGGACTTCCTCATGATTGCGGAATCTATGAAAGACTCAGCCGCGATCATGTTGGCATACATCGCCGTATAGTGAGTATTGTATGCAAGAAGGTCGAGCAGGACATTGATGCCTGCTCCCTCGTAGTCGTAGTCTGAGAACTCGGAGGTGGTCGAGAGATAGTTCTTTAGGTTCTGCTTGATTCCGTCGAAATCAAGTTCTGTGATGGGAGTAAGTACGCGATTTGGCATTATCTAAGCCTTTCTATGCTGACGAATACCTTTGTTATCTCGCGAGTGTTGGTCAATTTGAATGATATCGTCACATGAAATGCATTGTATGATTCGTCAAAGACCACTTGCACATCGTTTATTTCGGCTCTAGGTTCGTATTGATCCAACACATCTATTATGTGTGAACGGATTGCCATAGCCACAAGTGGGGTGGCTGGCTCAAAGAGCATACTTCGGATTCGAGAATCTAATTCGGGCTTGAATGGCTTGTCGTATCTCGACATAAGAACCAAATTACGAACTGCCCTCTTCACTGCCTCAGCGTCGGTCTTCTGAACGACATCTCCGGTGACGGGGTGTGGGGTGAAGTCTAGGTCAAGGTCTTTGAATAGGTTCTTACGGAGGAAATCTGTCATCTGTAATCTTTGGATGAATTGAGCAGGAAGGCAATCTGACTCCTGGCATTCTCAAGATCCTGGGTAAGTTCCTTTTCGTTTACCTTGTCCAAACTTCCCAAGTCACACCACTCAACAGATATGTAGCCATAAACCAGCAGACTATCGGAAGAATATACGGGCAAAATGGACAGAGCCACGGTGTCGTGAAGTTCGTAGAACTTCTTGCTGTTTGATTCGTTGAAGTTGGAAAGAAGTCTCAGCCTCGGATCGTTGTCGTGCAGTATGTCGATGATCTCAACGAACCTGCTGACCAGCACATCCTGTCTGAACTGCATTGTTGAGGCTATCTTTGAGTCGCAGGACTGATGCGAGATGCTCATCTTACGCATCGAAGATCCATCCACAAACTTGCCGCCATTGTGGAACTGGGTCAAGGAGATACGAGATGCTCCATGAGTGAGGCGAATCTCA